GGGTGAGTTGAAGTATGCGGTCACACCACATTTTAAGTGGTTCAATGAAAGTCCCGGCCATCGATAGGCCCAGGGCAACTCCCTTGACTGTTGAAACAGGATCCAACTTGGGGTGAGGATCGAGCAAATAACACGTTTTCCCAAAAATCCGACCAACCTTAGGTCCAAAGCAATGACCACCAAGAACAGGGTAGTTAAGCATGGAACAAAAAGAAAGTTCAGACGGTTGAGACACGAGTTTATACTCGAGGTCAAAACCAACATCAGCAAAGACATTGGTCCAATTGACCTGTGGTAGCCACGAAGGACTGCGGCTAGCACCATCATCACCTTGCACGACCAATTTGATCAGACGGCATACTGTGACCAGGTCTAACCCCCACTGTGTGCAGAACGCTTTAAGCCTTATGAGGGCGTTGAGTGTACTGTTACCCAATGTGGTATCAGGCCGGCCAGATGGTTTTTGTGCTGCGGTTTCAATATTGCCAGTCACGTTGTTACGGACGTACTGGCTGAAAGCAACACCACTAGAGGACACACCACGGGTGTGTTGAGAGTCGGCCTTTAACAGCTGTCTCACTGCGGTGGGTGGGTCGAACAAGTCCCACAAGTGGAACTCGAACTCACGCAGCTGCCGATGAAAAGATTTATCCCAATGCGCTACATCGGTCTCTTCATTGGTGAACCCGTTTTCGTCACCTAAGAAGTCTGAGACTTCCTTAGCTGTCTTACCGGAAGACAGCATGACGCCCATAGAACCATCCAGCTTCGACTTAATGTGGTCCGAAACTGCCATCATCCAGGGTCCGACGATGGCTAGGTAGCGAGGATCGCTTCCCATGATGATTCTTGGTGCCTTATCTTTGACACCATAGGGGGTTCGATAATTGAGATTCTCGACTTTCACAAAACACTTTAATTTAACAAAGGTCTTGACTTGTCCCTTAGACAGAGGTCTGGTTCTGTGAACGGCCTGATCGCGAAGATCATTGTGAGCCTTGAGGATC